GTTGTTGAGGGCCTAATTGGGAAAAAGAAGTATCAATAGTTTCATTAAATTTTTCTTTATCAAAAACCTGTCTATTTAAATTTACTTGTTCCATTATCCTTTTTCAACTTTAAACATAATATTTTCATCCCATACTTTAGTAACCCCACCTACTACAGTTTTAACTAAAACGGTATAATATCTTTCAGGTTCTAAACCATTCATATACACATCAAAATAACTTGAAGTAGCATCTGCACTAATACGAGTATAATTAGAATCAAAATCAACTACAAACTCATTAGTTGAGCTATCTTTAATAGCATACAATGATTGTGATTCAGGAAGATAATAGTTTTCGGTATAATAAGAAGCAGTTATAAACTGTCTATCAGGGTATTTAGGTACCGCTGCTAATCTAAAACGTGGAACGCTTTCAGAGTAATATACCCCAGCATTATTATAAATTGAAATAAATGATTCAGGAGTACTTAAAATTGTATTTGTTGAAGAACCTGTATCAAACGAATAATCACTCCATTTAAATTCTAAATGAGGAGGATAAATAGTATTTGTATCAATTGAAAAATACTTAAAAATAGGTTGGATATTAATATTATCTATATTTTCAATACTACTTGTAAGTTTTACTAAAAATCCATTATTAGGAGATCCACTATACCAAGTTTCAACAGTATTTGTTACATTAATATTAATATCAATTGGAGATGTATATGTAAACGATTGGGAATAAACTGGGGATAAATTATAATCTCCTCCCTCATTATCCCAACGTATAGAACCGGAAACATCTTTATAATCCCAACTTACACCATTATTTACTGGTGGGTTTGAGTTTAAAATACCTGTTCCCATTTCCCAACTTCCAGATACTGTATAAAAATACAAATTTGTATCTATAGATAAACCTGAGGTAGCAGCATTATAAGTTTTAAGGTAAGAAACCCAAGATCCAACGGTTTTAGTATCTACTACATTTTGTATTTCTGTAGTAGAAAATTGCATCAAATATCTACTTTTATAACGAATACCCCTAAAATCATAGGATGATGCCTCTAAAACCTGATCTAAACCTGTGTTTTGGGCGGGGTATTGGCTATATAATGTAGCGTCTTTTGTAGGAAATATTTTATATACTGCCATATCTTTTTATTATAATGGTACTACTCTACCTTTAATATCTTCATTAGGGTATTTAACTTCAAAAACCATAGGATCTATTGAAGGGTAAACAACATCATTTACAGTTGCACCATCAATATCATATCCATAAGCACTATATCCTAAAGCTTCTCCTGCTTTATTTGTAACTTTAACTTTTTTAACAGTTTGAACACCATCAACTTTATCTAACAAAATAGATAAATCTTTTAAAATGATAGGTTCGTTAATTAACCATTTATCAGTATCAAAATACGAAGATAAAGCATCAATACATTTAGTTAATACTTCATTATTATTATAATTAGGCAATACAATAATATCAAATTCGACCCCAATATTAACAATAAAAGCATCTTTAATTTTAATAGCATCATTAATCATTCTATATTCAGAAAGATATGTTCTAAGATTTCTTTTAAGAGTAGAAGATGCTGTTCTTAATCGTTTATTAACATCATAAGATAAAATGTACATATCTAAGATTGTAGGTAATTCCCCGGGTTGGTATTCTGCTATTTTAGCAGGTATAGCATAAGCTTTAGCTATTACACCTAAATTAGAAGGCATTGATAATGCTCTAACCAAATAATCTTCTTTAGTTACAGTACGTAATTGGTTTTGGAAATTACCTGTAGCATTTTGTCTAATTTCTTCAATTGTATCTCCGTCTTGCCCCCCATCAGCTCCTCTTTCATTATTAGATGCTAATGAATTAAATATAGTATTAGCTAAGGAAGTATTTGTAAGATTTTGATTTAAAAATCTAACATTTGTATCATCTACAATTGTTAAAGCTCCAGCTTCAACATTTGCAGCTACACCACCCCCGGTTAAATATCTAACAGTTAAGGTGGTGTTTGAAGGAGCAATACCATAAGAATTTGTAAACACAAAATTTAATGGTGAAAATGCTGTAGTTAATTTTGTTCTTTCAAATGGTAAACCTAAACCAACATTATCTGGGTTGGGGATAATTTCTTCATCATTAGACCCATAATTTCCAGCTCCAAATTGTAATTCTAATGAACCTGTGTTTTTAAAGCGTGTTACAAATCTTCTTTGTACTTGTTTTAATTGAAGGAGATATGGGACACCACTGTTTTCAGTGTAATTAGGATCATTTATATTTGTGTTTCTAATTGTATCGAACACATTTTCTTGTGCCAGGTTAGGTACCTCATACCACTCATTACCATCACTGTCTACTACGTCTAAAATACCAATAATATTACTGGTATTAATAGTACGTTTATCAAATCTTACCCCAGCATTAAATGAAAATGTTGTAGTATTAATTGTAGCTGAAATAGCTTTTCTGGTCTTTTTTAAAAGATAATAAGTAGGAGTAGTACCTGATAATTGATATACTGAAACTTCAGTTGGGTCCATTGAACTAGAAACTGTAAAATCGACTACATCTTCAACTAAAAATTTAATACTACTATTTGTATTAGAAGATATTTGAGTATTTTCTGGTATTAATAGTGCATAATCATAATCAGGGACAGTTACACTACCACTCAATTTAGCAGGTACTTGTTGATAAAAATCAACATCAACAGAAGCTGCTGTAGTTACTTTAGGGGTGTAACCTAACATATAAGCCAAATTGAATAAATTATCAGTTTGACGAGCTTTTTGAATAAAAGTTTCTTGAATTTGATTATCAAGATAAAATGATAACACATCCCCTACATAAGAAGCCATTTCCATGAATAGCATCCCGGTAGAAGAGGGTGTAAAGTCATTGTAAGTATCTGGGAAGTATGTTTTAGAATACTCAATGAGAGTATTGCGGAAATCATTAAAATCCCTACTAATGTATTTTATGTCTCTTTTTAAATCGGCCATTATTGTAATAATATATTTACACTATCTTCAATCCCAAATAAAACAATTTCATATGTTAATATGAAGTTAATTACATTAGAATCGGGAAGGTTATCAAATTGAATAGATTTTACATTTACCTCAGGAAAATAAATTGAAATGTTATCTTGTATCCTAGTGGTTAAATCATCTAAGGTATCATCAACTATGTTTTCAAATAATAATGCTCTTAAATCAGCTCCAAAATTAGGATTAAATACTCTTTCTCCTTTATTAGTTAACAAATAATTAACTAAATTAGCTTTGATTTGATCTCTTGTTTGGTAAGTAGGCACAAATACAGCATCCCCATTTAGAGGAAACCCAAATCCTACTGCTTTTCTAGCATTAGAATCAATAGGGTATTTATTTTGTATAATTTGTGCCATTTATTTTATCTTTTATTCATTAAACCAGCAATCATACCCATATCAACTTCTCCAGCTGGTAGAGTACCATTAGCTGCATCATACCCAGCTTGTGGTCTAAATGTTTGAGCATTTGAAGAATTAAAGTTCATTGTAGTTTCACCTAATGCTTGCTCGTATAAACTACGTTTTTGTTCAGCAGTCATTGAAGGTTGAGTAGGAGCTCCACTATTTGGGGGCTCAGGTTTAACTGATTCTTGCATAACTGCTACAGACGATGCTTTAGGAGCACGAACCGCTTCCAAAAGAATATCTTTTAATTCCTCTTGGATCGCCTCTTTTACGGCTTCTTTAATCATTTTTTTAAGTTCTGTAGATTTCATTTTTGTTATAAATATTAAAATTAGTGATTTTTATAATGAATTGCTTAAGTCTAATTGAGCTTTCCAAAATTCTAACTGTTCGTTTAATGAATTAATATAATTGGTTTCATATTCAATATCTTCTTGGAGTTGTTCATCTAACCTTCCATCATTTATAGCTGCTTGAGTAGCAAGGTCAAGTTGGTAAGATTGAAGTATAAGAAGTCTTTGGCTAATTCTTTCTTCAATATCAGTAATAATTGGAGATACTTCATTAGTTCTTGTTTTTGAAATAAAGTAATTGTCAATATTAAATTTCACCTCTGAAATTAGAACCTCTACTGATGTTGAAAATGAGTATGTACTTGCTGTGTTTATTTCTCCTGAACCTTGATCAGGAGGCACAGAATATAAGGTAACCCCTTCAGTATCACTATATGCTCTTACTCTTCTAGCAGGAAAACTAAAAGTATTATTAGGATCAAATTCGATTACTAATCTAAACCCTCTATAAAATAAAGGATTA